ATAATAGATTAAACAAGTTATCACAAGCAGTTAGCAGGTTAGAAGGCCAAAATCGTTAATGTTTGGTATGTTTAAAAAAGAACATAAAAACTTTTCATGTCAAAATTTATTATTGGACTATTTATTAAATTTGGAAAAAGTGAATCTTTACGTAAAGCAGTAGTAAGTTTATTAAAAGATTTAAGTGCTAAATCAGATAATGATATTGATGACGCAATAGTAAAAATGATTGAAGAAAAATTATTTCCAGTGAAATGATTAAAAAATTTCTTAATATCGAAATAGAAGAAGCACCTCCAGAGTTACAACTATCGGTAGAAATGAGATGTAGAGATATTATGCAAAGTGATGAAACAGATGATATTAAAAAATATTGTACGCATTTAGTTAGACATCAAATGAAACAAGATGTATTTTTAGCATCTGTTTTAGGGAGATTAGTAGAACTGGAAGCAATTGTAGCCTGTGCAAGCATCAGGAAGCGTCGTAAGGGCTTTGATTTATTATTTTATAGAATTGGTAAGATATTTAAAAAGAAGTCTTAGAAGCTAAATAACTATCAATCAAAATATTTATAAACAAGGTCAAAATCTTCAAAACTTTTACAATTAATAATTAATCCTTCTACTAATTCGCCTAATAATTCTTTTTCTTTACCAGATGTTTTTTCTATTGCTTTAAATAATTGTCCTGGAACAGTTCTGTTTTTAGGAAATTCATTTGTTAGTTTTACTGCTTCTTCGTAATTCATAAAAGTTTTAATGCAGAATTTAAATTATCATCAACCCATTTATACAGTGAAGGTGCTTTTGTCTGCAATCCTTCTGGATCAAAAATATACATAGTAAAAGCTTCAGCAAATTGTTCAAATCTATTTTTAGTAGCGTAAGTAGACACAAATCTGAAGTCAAGCCTACCACCAGTAAAAGCACCAGCACCCGAGCCTTTAAAATGTACCTGATGACCTATTTCGTGAACCATAGTAGAAAACCATGAAACATCTCGATCATGTATAGAGCTAGTGCTAGGAACTTTTACATTTCTAAAAACATATTTAGATTTATCGCGTAAATCTTCATTTAATATTGCTTTTTTCTGTTTTATAAAGTTTTTAATATCTGTTTTATTTAAAGGTTTTGCTACTTCATATAATTTTGTATTAACAACTGAACTGGTTGTAGTTGTATATCCAGAGTAACCTTTACCACAAGGTTTAAGCATATTTCGCATTATTCTTTCAAAATTTTTACCTTCGCCTTGCTTTATAGCTGATTTAACAGCAGTAAAATATTCTATTTGTTCTCTATTATCTGAAGCTGTTTGGAAAGCATCAAATGCTTTTTCGGTTGTTTTTAGCTGGTCATTAATAGCTTTTTTTGAATATCTTCCAATTTGGCTTTTATTCCATCTTTCATCACGCATAGCAAAATTATTAATTTGTTTGCTTTTTTTCAAGAAATTACGCATTTTTTTACTATTTACAGCAGTTAATCCACCGACACTTTCTAAACTTTCTAAAGAATCAGAAATCATTTTTTCAGTACCGCCAAACTTAGCTGTATAAGAAGCAGCTTTTTGTGTGTCAAAAACTCCAGTAGCTATAGAAGTAAATGGTTTTTCTTTTGTTATAACTGGAATATCTTTAATGAAAGATTCAGCTGTAACTCTAGGTTTACGTAATTTTCCATATTTTTTTTCTAATTGTTCTAAAGATAGTTCAGTTCCATCATTTCTTATTAGTTGTCTTATAGCTGTTTGTCCAGAACTACCTTTTTTTCTTGCTAATCGCTTAAAAAAACGTACTCTATCTAAACTTCCAAGTGTTTTTATCTGTAATTCTTCATCTTGATTTAAAAGCCAGTCACCATAAGCTTGATTCTGGGGAACTCTACCTGTAATACTTGGTCGGGTATCTAAAAAAGTTTCTGGCGGTTTTTCTAGTCCAGGATAATCTTTTTGTAATCCATCAAAATCTACTACTGGAACTGTTGTTGATCTGCAATTAAAGTGTTGAGGAGGTGTTGGTCCTTTGTTATATGCAAATTCTCTTCCATCTAATCTTTGACAGATAGGGCTTGTTCTAGAATCTAATGTTGCTACATATTCATATTTAGGTGCTATTTTTTTATTAGCCGCATAAACAGATTGACTTGCTTCATTTCTTACTTGATTAATAGAAGTTCTAACAATAGTTTGTACTTGATAATTAGCTAATTTAATACTTTCTCCTCCTCTATTAGCTAATTTTTTTATTGTTTGTTTACCCATGCTTCGAGCTGAATCAAATTCAAGTTTTCCTACTAAACGTCTTGCTATTTGTTGTGTAGTTTGACCAGAAAATACTCCAGATCTTATTGCAAGAGCTAGTTTTTGTTGTTGTCCTACTGCTATTCCTCTAAATGCTTTTTCTACAGTATCTCCATTAGGTAAAGTTATAGCTGCACCTTGTCTTGCAGTAAGTTCAAATTTACCAGAACCAAAATTTATAAAATCATCTTCAGTAAATTTAGAACTGGTAAAAATATTAACCTGAGTAGGGTCTGTAAAAATAACAGATTCGGCATATTTTGGACTTATAGCAACACTATTTATTGGAATATTACCTGAAGCAGTTACTTTTTTTAATTCATTAACAATAAAATCACGCTGAAGTAAAGCTACACCCTGTAATTGACCTTTAAAATCTTTAGCAGAAGCACTAGACCATTTATTAAGACTATCTTTTGCCTGTTTTATTATTGATCTTAATCTTTTTCTAGTTTGCGGAGCTACTATTACAGCTTCGCCTGCTTTTGCCTGGACAATATTTATTTGTTTTAATTGTTTTGCAGCTGAAATTATTATTTTGTTATAAGTAATTGCATATTCTTTAGCAACTTTATTGCTATATCTATTTAAATCAATTGTTTCTCTAAAAAATACTTCAGGTATTGACACATTAAGCAGCTTCCTCTACAGGTTCCATATCAATTAAACCACCATTTTGAGTGCTTTCTAATTCTTCTTCTACGTCAAAATCATCTCCTAATACTTCATTTTCTGATAATTGATCGAGTAAAGTTTTCTGGCTAATAGTTCCTGCAGTATAAAGTTGTAATAATGCCTGTATTTCCTGAGGTTCTAGTCTAGCTGCTAAGAAATCTCTATTAACAAAACTACTGCCTGCATTAGGTTCGTTTAAATATTCAGAATGAAATTTTAAACAATTATCAATTAAATCTTGCATTTGTTGAGCTATAACCTGCATTGTACTATCGCCTTGACTTCGATCAATTTTTTTACTTTCTGCAGTTTCTGCTGATAATTTTTGTCCAAGTACAGCTGCTAAACCTAATTCATTTATTTGTTTTTCTAATTGGTTTAATCTTTGGAATTGGCTATCGTAACTATTTCCAGTAGGTTCAATATATTTTGCATCAGATTCTGCAGGTAAACTTAAAGCTTCTCCAGGTCCCGCACTAACTTCTTCTGCACTTGCAGGAAAACCAAAAAATGCAAGCATAGGAACAGAACTTATATGTAATTGGTTATCAAGATCAGATTGAATTTGATATGCTTTTAAATTTAATTCTGCAATATCAGATAAAGGAGGTCTTGATTCAAATAATCCGCGCCTATTTGCATAAGCAATAGAAAAAGGAATTTTATCTAAACTCATAGAACCTTCATCAAATAAAGAATATTCACTTTTTTTATTTTTTCTATGAATTTCATATCGACCAGGTTCTAATACTCTTATCTGTTCTATAATTTTTTCTCCATATTTACCTTTTGGTTCCGTTACTTTTTCAAATAAACGTAATTGTGTTAGTTCTCTCGAACCATTTATAATTTCAGTTCGCCAGCCTAAAATATCTCGTGGACTATAAGTAACCCAGTAAGGTCTAGTTTTATCTCCTTCTTTTGGTGCATCTATTAATATTCCTACATGACCATATCTTATTGCCACTCTAGTTGTGTTATATAACCAGATATTTAAATCATTTCCTTCTAAATCAACATCAAATAATTGTTCTCTAACTAAATCACTAACTTCATTTAATCTAACTGGTTTTCTGGTTAACATACCAGCTAACATTCTTTCTAATCTTTGGTAATATGGAGGACAAACAGAACGTGCTAATCGAGCATCATAGGAATCATCAGTTTCACGCGGTTCTTGAAATAAATATTTTCTATGTTGTGATCTAATTGTAAATGTACCTTCGTTTAAATCTTCTATTAATCCCCAGTGAGCAAGCATACGTTGGTATGCAGTGTTAGGAGAATTAACATCTGAAACTGCTAAAGCAACAGGATTATTATAAATTGATTGAGTGCTATACACAGTTTTTCCTCATAATACCACTTACTAATAAATTCTAATACCAGTTCTTGCTCCTGCCCGACCATAAATCATATTAAATTCACGATATATTAAATAACCGAGAGCATCATTCATGTGATCGTACCCATTTTGTTTATCAGGATCTCCTGTTCTTTCATCATAGCTTTGTAATTCCAAACATTCAATTAACTTTCTGCAACGGGCATGAATCGCCAAACGCACCCGTCCTTTGGAGTTTTCCAACATTGCTTGTACGGAAGCGCATCTATCTTTGATCGGCGGATTGCTTTTGAGCGCCATTGACGTAAAACCATAGCTTTCGAGTATTGCAATATCTGTTTTAGAAGCATTGATTGTTGATCTTGCAGAACCACTTGCATCTGGATAAATTAGTATTTTATTTGAAGGATAGCGTCTTTTTAATTCTTGAGCTAGAGCATCTGTATCTTTTTGTTTTGATATTTCATCAACAATATATAATTCATCTCCAACTTGTACACCGATAACAGCATTACAATTCATCACGTTAAAATCTATTCCTACTTTTAAAATTTCATGTAGATAATCAAAAGAAAATTTTTGTTTTACATGTTTATTTCTATCAAATCTTGAATAAACAGCCCCAGTAGTAAGGTTAGTAAAGTTTCCGTTTAAATAAGCCTGGATTAATTGCGGTGGATAATTTTCTAACAAACTATCAATAAATCCTTCAGGTAAATATGGATTATCAGAAGTTTTTGCTTTTATTAATCTAGTATCTTCTTTTGCATTTTTTTCAAATGTTTCAAACGCCCACGAATGACCTTCAGGAGTTGTAGTTGCATAAAATTGTTGAATATTACCTGATCTTAATCTTGCTAAAGCCATGTTCATTGCTTGCTCCGCGTCGCGTTTATTTACAGTATCAGCTTCATCAAACCCTACAGCGCAAAGGTTTTGCCCGCGTAAACGTTGATATGTAAGAATAGTTCTTAGTAAAATTGTATGTATTCCTTCTTTAAATTGTAATTGATATTCAGGAAGTGGCGAAGCTCTAAAAGTATATGGTATTTCCCATTCTTCTAATAAATCATTCATAGTCCGCATTAAAATATCACGAAGCATTGGAGCAGTAGGTTCAAATACAGCAGAAATATGACCAACATTCATAGCAGCTAAAAGAAAAGATTTAGATACTAAAGCATAAGTTTTACCCGCACCAAAACCACAAACTAAAGCTAATTTTCTATGTTCTGTATCTTCACAAAATTTTTGTTGATGAGGAAGTAATTTGCTTTGAATTTTATTTATAACTTCATTAGCAGTAGGCAGTTCAAACATTCCATCTCCTGCTAAAACATGACCTTGTTTAACAGTATCTAAAAAACTCATGAACAAAGATCAGCTAATTTTGCTGCGGTATTTATAGCGCCTAAAGCAATATGAAATTGTCCAGCGTTTCTTGCTTCCATTTGTAAAGTCGAACATTGAGCTAATAAATCAGCAATCATTTGAGGTCTTTCAATATCCCAATCTTTTTTAATATCATCTCTAGCTTTCTTTAAATAATTATCTACAGTAGCTTCTGATACCCCCCAGTTTTCTCTAGCATACCTTAAGCAATCTGACCTTCTACCACCTCTAGCAATTATCCGAGAAAGCTTTTGTACTCTAAGATCTATTTCAATTTTGCTTGATTCAGAAGCTGCCATTTAATTATTTTCTGTTTTGAACCAGTGATTATATATTTCTAATGCTACACGTTGAGTCATAAAAGGGGGAACACTCATACCCATTACATAGCATGGATCAGTATTCAAAAAATTAAAATCCTCTGGAAAAGTTTGTATTCTTTTTATTTCTCCAGCACTAAAATGTCGAGGAATATCCCATCTAATTGGTATTCCAGGCTGACTAGCAGTTAAAGTGGAAGTTGGATTATTTGGATTAGCAACTGAGAAATTAAAATAATGTCCTTTTCTATGAGCTTTTGAAAGTGAATTTCCAGGCTTTGTTTTAAACCATAATTCTTTTACTTTAGGCGATAATAAATTAGTTTTTCCATGATTTACTACATCTTTAATTGCTAATGCACACGGAATAATTTTTTCATTAAAAACAGGTTTAAAAGTTTTTAAATTTAAATCTTTTCTTTTTGCTATAAAAAAAGTTCTTTCTCTTGCTTGAGGTGTACCCATTTTTGCAGAATTAAATAAAAATAATTGCGTTTCATATCCTGCTTTTCTAAAATCATTAAATATTTCTTTTACATAACCCCGAGCATTACCAGCAATTAGACCTTTAACATTTTCTGCTACTACTATTTTTGGCTGAAGTAGTTTAGCAGTTTCTACAAAATGAAAAAACAAATCATCTAATCTTTGAAATTTCTGACCTTCTCTAAATTTAAATTCTTTTCCCCATTTTTTTTCTCTTTTACCTGCCATGCTGAATGTTGAACAGGGAGGAGAACCATCTAAAATGTCTAAATTTTTTAATTCTTCTGGTATATTTTCTAATTTATTAAACTCCTGGACTCCCATCATATAGCTATATTTAGGATTATGGTTAGCTCTATAAATATCCATCATTTCTTTATCAATTTCTACACCGCCTAAAACATTAAACCCTGCTAATTTATAACCCATAGTTGAACCACCACCGCAATGAAAACAACTAAAAACATTCAAATTATTTTTTTTTATATCTTTTAATTCATTAAGATACCAGGCACCAGTTTTTTTTAAATTCATTTTTTATTATTAAATTCAAAACCACATCTAGGACAAGTATTATCAAATTCATTAAAATCAGATTCAGATTGTTCTTTAGAACCTTCAAAATCTTTAATTTCACCAGAACCTAATAATTCTTCTAAATCATCATCTTCAAAAAACGGTTTTAAATCATAATCCATAGTTAATTCTTCTAAAACCTGTCTATCCCAATCGGATAAGTCAGAAGATCTATTATCAGCAATAGCTAAA